TTCACATCCGGCTGGCCTAGAGGGATAGTTGGTATCCCACTCAGCACATCTTTGAATTTGATCTCCCCCGCACGGCGTTTGCCTTCCTTGAGATTTGTGAGTTCGGTTATTTGGTTCGTAACACTCGCACCCTCAGCGGAGGTTTGAGGGACTATAGCATTCAATCTTTTTAGTTCGCTATCTATCCTGTCGATCAGTGCCTGACGCACCTCAATCCGCACCTCTATATCAGTAGCATCCCGTAAGAGGTCTTGTAACTCATCAATGGTCATATCGTTATAATCAGGCATTAGATACCTCCTACGTTACGAGCTGCCTGCTCAAGAGGGCCAGCCCCTGCCGGGGCTCCCACCTCTCCTGGAGGTGCCGTCTGATTCTCGGGAGATAGTTCAGGAGCGCCGCCTCCGGCGTTCGAGAGGTTACCCCCTGCCTCCGGCGGACCTTGTCCCTGCCCCGGAGGGACGCCCTGTCCCTGCTGAGGCATGAGACTCATCATCAACTGCTGTGCGCCCATTGCGTAGACCGTTGCTCTCTGCTTGTCGCCTTCCTGCTCAGCAGCTCGGGCAAGATCAAAGAGGCGGTTCGCCACTTCCATATTGATGCGGACCGGCGACTGTTCGATGTTGTCGGCGGCCAGTTGTTCGGACTCCAGCTTCATATCCTCGACCTTCATGACCCGTTCACGGAGCCACGGGAGAGACATCTGCGCCTGCGGGTTCAGGGCACGGAAGATATTGGCCTTCATCATGTCGTCTTCGGGCAAGGCCAGGTCGAGTTCGGATTCAAAGAAGGTACTCATGGGCATATCGTCGGGGGTGAACTCCTCGTCGAAGAAACCAAGTCTGACGTCCCGGCCCTGGACGCGGATGTTCCCGCGTTCGCTTCCCTCGAACCGTCTCTGGTATTCGTTGAGCCAGAGTCGGCTCGTCTCGGCGTAGAGGAACTCCGCACCGCGCTTGTAGGGTTCGATCTGGGTGCGGGAGCTCTCTTGGGCGTTCTTCAGCGCGACGCCACTGAGGGAGCGGGTGACCCCTCCGAAGGACTCGTCGAAGAAACTCAGGCGAGAGAGACGCTGCTTCATATAGTCCATGAGGACGGTCATCGGCGTCATCATCGGCTGCCTTGCAAGCGGCCGGTAGATTGACGTATCACTATCAAGCTGCTTTGTCCGGCCTCGTTCCTCTTCCGTATAGGAATCCTGTGCGCCGGGAGAGGAGATTGCAATAGAAGCCGTGTCAATCATGGCCTCCTGCAAGTCCTGCCAGAAGGTGGACATGAGTTCGTTGAGGGCTTTCCACTCCGTAACCATTGGTCCGACCATGCCTCCCGCAGTCTTCGCAAACCGCTGGGTCAGGTTCGTCTCGTAGGAACCGGCTATGGGCGTATCATCGGCACGAAGGACAATGAAGGGAAGCCGGGTAAAGCCGTTGATCTTCCCAAGGGAGTTGGGTGAGAAATTGGAGAAGTCACGGATCTTCTTCCACCCGCCGGTAATCCGAGGATAGGTTGATCGGTGAGCACTGATTGCCCCACCGTAGCCCATTGCGTCAGCCGTGGAGTAAAAGACGGAGTTAAGCACATCCGGCTGTGCAGGGTCTTGCCTGTTGTACCGCTCTTCCCAGGTGTCGAGGATGATCATGTTGGCATCGTCTGGGATGTCCTCGTCAATGGTGAAGTCATTGGTCGCCGCCATCGCTTTGAGGCGTCGGCCGGAGACGTTGTACATATACAACAGGTCGGAGAGTTCACGGTACGGGCCGTTCCAGAAGGGATAGGTGGCCGTCGGGTCTAGGAGGTCGGCGATGGGCATAGGCATACCGTCAGGGCCTGGGACGAGGGCCGTGTACTGCACGGACCACCCCGTCAGTACCTGCCATGCTGCCAGTTCGTGCTGCTGCCATGACCGTCCCTGCCGGAGATAACCATGATCGCCAAAGTCCACCTGTCTCCACCATCCCTTGACGGCACGTTCAGCCTTATCTCGCTTTACCTGCTCTGCGGTATCGTAGATACTTTTCGGAAGAGAGTCGCGGTGATATTGTTTTGCCAGGAGGTGGATAGCGACCCCTGCCGATGCCCGAATATCGGACGTCGCAATGGTCTTTGCCCCCTCTTCTTTGAGGACATCCTTCTGATAGAAGGCGTCATAGGACGCATTGATGCTGGCGTTTCGCCCCGCGTACAGGTCGAATCCGTAGTTCAGCAGCTTTAAAGTAGGGTCATCGTTCATTCCCAAAAGTTGTGCCAAGGCTGTTTACCCCCTTCCACGCAGGTATCTCGGTAGTACTGATTCCACTTTTTTCTTCGGCTGAAGGTTTCGGAGCAGGCGCAACGCCTGTTCCCGTAGCTGAAAACACCCGACATCAGCCATAACCATGTCGAGTTTCGCTGTGTTGTAGGTGTTTCGTTCTTTTTCGTCCCTGCTGTTCACCGTCGTGGTCTTCTGGAGCTGGGCGTACTGGGATATCAACGCCTCACTCGGGGCGCTGTAGGCTCCCGTGTCCATGAAGTCCACCAGGTCTGAGATCAGTCCACTCTTCGTCCACTGGGTGACAGGGAGGCCAGGTTCGTTATCGGGATGGCCCCACTTCTTCTCACGGAATGAGTAGATGTTGGGATATTTATGGATACCGATGACGACGGCACGGATTCCCGCGGACCGCGGCTCCCGTTCCCATCCGAGGAGGGCGTTATTGAAATGGCGTCCGAGTTCCACGAGGATTCTCCCCGTGTCCTCTGGGCTGATCTTCCCCCGAACCTCGCCGACGTAGCCCCAGTCACGGGCTCGGCGAATAATAATCGCCGTATCGTGGGATGTGGCGTATCCTTCGGCAGGGTCGGCGTATATAGCATAGGATTCTGCCTTCTGTGGCAGGAGCCAGAGCTTGAGCATTCCATGATAGTCGCTGATGTCCCCATAGCGGGTCGGCTCCAGTGGTTTTCTTCGGTCCCCCAGCATGGACTCCATATTCTCCATAGAGATAACGGGGTTTCCGGACAGGTTCCAGCAGGATTCGTCGTCCCTGGCAAGCTGCGAGGCACGAACCTCCCTGTTGCCGTTGGCATCAGCGAGGGCGAAACGCCAGAAACGCATCTGATCCCACGAGAGGCGTTCCGTGTCCATCATATGCTGTTCGTCGGCGTCAAGTGGGAAGGGTTCCTCCCCCAGCGCCGGGTCTGCGTTCTGCCAAAGGTCGTCTTTCGCCTTCGCGTGTTCGTCTGCCATGAACCAGGGGATGAAGAGGGACTTATAGGAGGACTCCCCAGTCTTGGCGGCGAGGTAGAGCTGGTGAAACACGTCTCCGGCCCTCTCGGGACGGCTCTCATAGCGCACCGTTGCGTAGGGAGAACCCAGTAATCCACGGTTTAAGGCATCAATTTCGTCCGGCTCATAGGATGGAACCTCGGTAATATGATAATAATCGTATTCAGAACCCTGAATAACGTCCTTTGACCCTGATCCGACGAAGGTGATGGAGGAAATCATCCGAGCGCCGTGTTCACTCTCGCCAAAATCGAACTCTTTATGCTCCGTATTGTCTATTGTTAAGCGGGGCCAGGTGTCCTCGGGGTTCGGACCGTAGCGTAGTCGCTTTTGGGTAGCCGAGATAAAGGCTTCCACCCTCCGCACATGGTCGATTGAGGTCTTCTCAAAGGGTTTTTGCAGGATCTGGAGGGCATGGAACGATGGAAACAGGATGGCAGATGCGGTAAATTCCGCCTCCACAATCGCGGAGATCGTTACCCGCCTCGCTTTTGCGATGACCATGTTCTGGGCGCGTTCTTTCCAGTAGTGTTCCTGCACGGGATTGAAACGAAAGGGAATAGGTCCCCGTCGTTTCTCCCTTGGTATGATATAGAAGGTATCCTCTATAAACTGCCGAACATTCTTGCGATAGTTTATGAGGATCTCTTCAAGACTTCGTGTTGTGGTTGTTATGGTTTTATCCTCAGCCACTGTTTTGAGACAAAGAACGCTTCCAAAGCGCTCGTCATATCCGCTGAAGCGATTGCGAGGCTGTTATAGTTTGACGCGATGCTCGTCGTAATCGCTGTGATCAGCGTGGAGTCAGATGCATTGAACGCCCCTGGGTTACAACTGAACGCATTGGGAGTATCAACACCCATATCTATCTCCGTTCCAGGGGCGTCGTCGTCCGGACGATAGCGGAGATAGGCACGGGCCGTCAGTGTCGCATTCGCATTGGAAAGAGCCGGGGAGAGAAGAAACAGGTTATGCCCCGCCATTACCTGCTCCTGAGTTTCGGATACCGCGTCTTTATGCGCTCTATCTCCGCAGCTTTATCTTTAGCCCTTGCTGCTTTATCTGCTGCTGTTTTTAGGGCTTGCCTTTCTCGCCAGGGTTGGAACGCCTTCACATACCATGTACTCGCTTTTTGTTCTTTTAGGAGCTTTATGGCTAATTGATCCCCCTTAGCGGCAGCCTTTTCTATTATGTTTTCGGATTTTTTAACTGCCTTCGTAGCTGCTTTCTTTACGGCTGTCGGCGCTACTTTCTTAGCGACTGTTGTTGCCAGTTTCTTTTTATACCCACCGGGGCCGGCTACATCCATCGCGAGCTTCGATGCTTGGGGACTCCCCGCCCACTTGAGACCCTTTAAGGCTTTAGCCGAAATCATTCCTGCTGTACCCATAATCCCAAGGCTCTTCTTTCCCTTAGAGCGTGCTGGCATTCTCCGCTTGCTTGGGTCTGTTGCATATGCTCTTCGTCCCACTGGTCCTGCCATTACTTCTCTCCCTTCTCAAACGAATATCCGGCTCTGCGGAATGCCCACATCGCCTTCCCAACGCTCTCCTGCTCGTCGAACCAGATGGAATCCCCGGGACTTACCTCCTTGAACGCCCCAACATCCCCGTTCTTGAACTCGAGCTCTAGTTCCTTGGTGAGCGCGTTATACCCCTTCGCGACAATAACCGAGGACTTTACTGGCATACGATCCATTTAATACCTCTTCGTCGATGGCGTCGGAATGTTCACCTTACCGGCTGATCTTTTGAGCTTGGATCTGTCGAGTGGCTTGGCCCGCTGCGGACCACCCTTGGCTGCACTCTCGTCATGGAGCGTCAACCCAGTCTCCCTCGCATACGCCCTTGCAGCGGCAATCCCCTCCGGGGTGTAGGCAAAATCCTTGTACCCAGGCTGGCCCCGTACTCCTACCGTCGGCATAGATCACCTCCCTTACGCGCACACACTATCATGGCCCTTTCGCTAAAGTCAAAAACCCTATCAGGTGAGTCGGGATAGTTATACCCCTTTTAAATATTGGGGGTATAACTATCCCCCCATTATATATATATCTACTTGTTTATAATCTAACAGTAGCTAAATTATTATTATTATACCTCCCGTATATAGGGGATATAATAATATAATAATACGTATAATTATAGTATAACTATCGTATAATGATACGTATAATTATAGTATAAGTATTGTATAAGTATTGTATAAGTATTGTATAAGTATTGTATAACTATTCCCCTTTACCCCCCTGGATCTCTGCCCAGTTACTCACCCTAAATGCTGCAAAACTGCTGATCCTCGTCTGTGACTACTCTAACCAGTCTATGGGGGGGATTCGCGTCTGCAATGTGTACCCCTGTGTACCCCTGCGCTCATTATTTCCACCAACTTTTCGATCAATTTCCGCATGTCCCTATCTACTGCCACAATATGCATTGCTGCATGCTTGACCCTTATCGTTAAAGGGTATATGTTGGATAGGTAAAGCGTACCGGGCAGCACAAAACAGGGACAGAACGGAGGTGATTAAGGGACAAAATATTGAGACGTTAATAGGTACGCAGGCAATAGATACACTAATCAACGAATGGTAATAGACACACAAAACAAGTAGGAAAGTAGGAAAAACATGGGACTCTATTTTAATAAGGCACAGGGGCTAGAATTCGCAAGGTTGGCAATTAAAACGGATAGGTGTCCATCAATGCCCGAATCATGGCGCGGATCACAGTTTGAGATTGAGTATCGAAAATTCCAGAGATTCATGGCAAAAGGTATTCCGCAGTGGTCAATATTTGTAGAAGGTAATCAGAAGCTAGGGAATAAGATTATAGGGTGGTCTACACTGCCAGACTTAACGTGTCCCGGAGCCGGAACCTGTCTAGGATTTTGCTATAGCTTCAAATGTTGGCGCAATGGCGCGCCATTCTTCAGACAGTTGCAGAATACGATCCTAATCATGCGCCAGAGTGACCATATTGTGAAAGCGTTCCACAAGCTATCGTTGAATGGTGATTTGCGCTTGTACGTTGATGGTGATATCGATAGCACGGCCACGCTGGAATTCTGGAATAGGTTATTGCTAACACGGCCAGACTTGAACGCTTACGGATACTCCAAGAGTTGGCAAATATTCCAAGAGTACACAGGCATACAGGCACCAAATTACAAACTTAATCTTTCAAGTGGCAGTAAGTACAACGACGCTATGAAACAACGAATGCTGCAGCTGCAGGTAACGCGCGGAGAATTCGTAGCAATAGCAGGCATGGGCAAGAACCAACACAGGGACGACGATCCTAGCAAGGTTGCCATGCCTTGGACAGAATGGGCAAAACGGATTAAGACACAAGCTAAGGCGCAAGGACATAGCAAGGTATTTGTCTGCCCGGGAAACTGTGAGACTTGCACACCAAACGGCCATTTTTGCGGTAGCTCTGATCCAAAGGCGCAAGGTGTCACGGTAGCAATTGGCGTTCACTAATTCGTAACCACTTAGCAACGCTTAGCCTAGCGTTAAGCGTTGCGATAGTGAGTACGAATACTCACAAAATAAATAGGGGGCGTCACATGACTGATCAGGCATACGGCAAATGGTTCCAGAGTCTATCCAAGACCGACCAACGCAAGGCGTCAGAGGGACGGGATCTCAAATGGGAATTGCAGGCGATACGCCAAAAGTAATTCCACAAATAAATAGGAGGCGACCAATGAAGCTAGAAGACTGGCAAAGGGAACATGGCTTTCCAATCTGGAATGAAGCCAAGACAGAACGACGAATGGAGGGAGATCAGGCGATGAACGAACTGAACCCAATGCCACACGATCCGCAATCGTGGATCAGCGCGATATGGGAAGCTCTAGAGTACGCTCGAGATTTATACACGGACGACCAGTGGGACGAAATATGCATGGCAATGGCATGGACTACGGAGGAGGTACAGGCATGAAACAGAAACAAGTTAGGAGGACAGACACGACCATATGGGATACATACGCAGAGCTCTACCCGATCCCAGAAGGGATGATCGACTCCACGTACGGAAACGATGCGTGTCCAAGCTACTGCTCTGAGGATGAAACCGTTCATGTCTGGATAATGGACGAGGAAACAGCGATGGACGTCTACGGTGCAGACGATGGAACACGGTTCAGCGTGGACAGAAGTTTCAACGGTGAGCCTGCCTATGGCATGGCTGAAGGTGACCCGATGACCGTTACAAGATTCCAGGCATGGGCGGACACCCTGATGTACCTGACTCTAATCGTAAACGTGAAAGGGGAATAAGATGTACTGCACCCGTAACTTCAAGACCAAGAAGGCTCTCAAGGAAGCCGTAGCCAACGGCGAACAGGTCGAGGTGTATCAGCCCGGTGGGTTCTTCCCATCACAGACCGATGGGCGGGTGGGGATCGAGGGGCCACACTACCCGGAAGCACACACATGGTGGGCCAACGCCGTCATTCGCGACGGTATCATTGTGGGTAAGGTCAGGTAACAAAAACTGGTGGGCTGCGTATACCAGATCACGCAGAGAAGGGAACAACAATGAAGGCAGAACTACGCAAGGTTAAGATCGCACGGCATATGTCTGAGGGGACAACGGCGTTCACCGCTGACCTATGGGTGGACGGTAAGCACATCGGCGACGTCAGAAACGATGGAAGTGGCGGTGCCAACTTCATCGACCATCGGTATGATGGCAAGGGACTCAACACGAGTGATGAGGTGAGGGCGTTCAGGACATGGTGCGAGACGCTACCACCCATTCAAGACGAGTACGGCGAGAGTCCAATGAGCGACGACTGGTACATTGGGCGTCTGCTAGAGGAGTGGGAAGAGACTCAGCAGATCAAGAGAATGTGCAAAACCAAAATCCTTGTCCGTTACGAGGGTGAAGAAGACTTTAGAGTGTTTCAGGCCAAATGGCCTGAAGGCAACGATGCCCAACTGGCAATCATGGCACAGCTTACCAAACAGGTTCAGCCACAAGTGATAGTGGAGTTCGTGAATAAGCGGTTTAGCTAAAAACAATGGGGGGCCGTCGCATCCCACAAAACACGCGGAGAAGGGGCTACATGGAAATCACAAAGAAGCTGTTACAGGACATACGACCAGAGATGGATGCGGTACTGCAACCAATCGCAGAGAAGTATGGCATCACCATCACGGTTGGGAACGGTAAATATGGTGGCATGACTGGGCAACTCAAGGTCAACCTGTCCACAACCAACGAGGACGGCGACGACAAGAGAGCCGTGGCCTACAAGAGGTATGCCTCACAGTATGGCCTCAAGGAAGAGTGGCTTGGTCTGTCATTCAAGCATCGGAGTGGCATCTACACCATCGTCGGGCTTGATCCTAGTAGGTCCAAGAACGCACTCGTGCTACGGCGTGAGCGTGACGGTAGTATACGCATAGCACCACCAAGCATGGCTATCCACTTGATGCCCGTCCCTGATGGTATGAGCTACGAGGAGATCGGATTAGGTAAGACCAAGTAGGAAGGGGGACTATCGGGTGAACTACTATAACGAGTGGGACAAACAACTAGCGGAGTGGCTCCGCAACCTGATTCAGGCAGGACTACTGCCGGAAGGAGACGTCGATGACCGATCAATCACTGAAGTCAAAGGAACCGATCTCGCAGGGTACACACAGTGCCATTTCTTTGCAGGCATCGGGGGTTGGCCCCTCGCCCTTGAGTTGGCAGGGTGGCCTGCAACTCGACCTGTTTGGACAGGCTCCTGTCCCTGCCCCCCATTCAGCAACGCAGGAAGGCAGGGTGGGACCGACGACCCCAGACACCTCTGGCCTGAGTTCCGACGCATCATCGAGGAGTCTAAGCCACGCCCTCCAGTTGTCTTTGGAGAACAGGTTGAGTCAAAGATTGCAAGGGCGTGGCTCGCCGGAGTACGCACTGACCTTGAAGCACTGGGATATGGAGTCGGGGGTGCCGATCTTTGCGGTGCGAGCATCGGGTCACCGCACATCCGGCAACGACTCTACTGGGTGGCCGACTCCAGTGGCTCAACCAGCGGAGGGAACCCCAGAGGCGTTCTTGGAACGCAAGCGCAAGTCGGTGGAGAAAACAGGGTGGGGAACACCGACAGCTCAGGACGCAAAACACGCAACGCTCAGTCCATCGGAAATAGAGCGCGACCCGAATGTCTTACGGAACCAAGTCCACCTGTCGGGGTGGCCGACACCGAATGCTGCCGACTCATGGACGCCGAACCACACAACGGAGAACACCATGCGGAGGGGCGACCCCAACGGAACACTCCGCTCAACGAGCGGGAGCCTAGCAAAGGACGCAGTCATGAAGGTGGGGTGGGTGACACCATCGAGCAGGGATTGGAAGGACTCCCCTGGGCAAGCACTTCAGGGCACGAATCCAGATGGGTCAAAGAGGAACCGCATCGACCAACTGCCACGCCAAGCACAGATGTCACCCCTTGGGACGGAGCCGTCTGGCTCCAGTGCCTCGACAACAGGGAAAGGAGGATTGAACCCCGAATTCGTCCGTTGGCTGATGGGGTTCCCGGACGGGTGGTCAAGCTACGCGCCTACGGCAATGCGATCATCCCGCAAGTCGGGGCGGAGTTCGTAACAGCATTCATGGAAATTGAGGAAGGGAGACTACAATGAGCTACCACCCATTTATAGAGTCGGGGCATAAATGCCCGGAGTGTGGTTCACGCTCCATCTGCACGATGGAAGACGGCTTCTGCGAGAACCGCGGGGCCTGTGACAACTGCCTGCGGAACCGCTACCGTTCATATTCATTGGAGGATTTTGAATATGAGGAAGACATGGAACGAACCTTTCCGGGAGGCTACGATGACTAAGACGAGCGAAAGGAGTTGCGTGATGATTGTCGAGAGGTGTCATGGATGCGGGGAACCTATACCAGAGGACTGGACGATGGCGTTCAAATTTCAAGACGGCAAGAAGGAGCCACTTATGTATCATCTGCATTGCTGTCCGCCGTCGACTAAATCCAGATCGTACCTTACCATCCACAAACGCAGTCTTATTGGGAGAGTGTTCCGCCGATTGAAGGCCGTCTGGATGACCTAGCTTGCTCAAAGAGGGGCATGAAGCCCTCTGGGTGGTACTCACGGTCATCCAGAAAGTTTCATGCCCCTTTAAAATAGCTACGAATTAAGTGAAGACCCCTCTGGATGAGATATTCCAGGGGGGTCTTTCTTTATGTCATCGCTTCCATTGTGGCGTGTCGTCAGGGCTGAGATTGACGAGGAGCTGACCGATGTTCACCGTCCCACCACCATCGGGCGTACTCTTGGGGTAGACCCCACCCAATGAGAGAAGCTCTTTGGATGCGCTCACACTCTGGGCAATCATCGCAGGCTTGGTCGTTTCCCAGTCGATTGGCATCTGGGAGATTTCCGCCAAGCGTTCGACGCTTGAGATTCCTTTACTGAGCGCAAGCCTCTGGGTGTTAGAGGCACTGAACCCTGTCCCGGCGACGATGGTGTAGTAGGCGTCGTGGAAGGGCTCGTTGGAGTACAGATAGTTCATCAGCGTGGTATTGCGAATCCCAATCGTCTTGCAGATTTCTTTCTTATTGGCTCCCTGCGCTGCCAGGGTGAGGACACGCACCTGTGTTTTGGTGAACCTGGGCAAGGCGTCACTGAGGTCTTGCTCACTCATCTCGTGGTAGTGGGCAACCAGGAACCCCTTCGGGCGGACCGTCGATACCGGGCGTTCATCTGTCTGGGAAATCTCTGATGTATCCATGATGAGATCATACCACAGACGATGAAGTTTGTTTGAGACGCTCAACCAGGTACTCAGCGAGATCCGCCGTCGCATCTGGTTCAAGGAACCCGAAGAGGTGCTTCTCCCGCGCCGGTCCTGACTCCCACTGGGCGATCCATTCACCGAGCTGCTTGGCTGTGGGGCTATTCGCCATATTACTCACCCCCCGTGTTGTACCACATGACGGTATTCTTTATGCGTCCCACATTTTCTACTTCGACAGCATAGAGTTCTGCTATACCAGCCC